AACGTCTGACACCACCAACAACTACCACCTGACCTATTTTACACATAATGTCATGGCACTCAATAGGATATAGTCTTCTACCTTTAGCACCCTTGAACTTACTAATACAAAATTTAAATAAGTCTATCAATGGTTCAGGTCCAGATGCTCTTCCACCAAAAGTTTTAAGTCTAGCACCTGCTGGTCTAACCTCAGACATATCCCATGTAGGAATTTGTCCTGCATATAACATAGCTATTAGTTCTCGTAGTCCTTTTGACCATCCGGGTCTGCTGTCACCCACTTTTATGATAGTAGATGATTCTTCCATATGTTCATTAACCATAGGCAACTTATCTACAACTTCTCTTTCAACAGAAAAACCTACACCTGTACCACACATAAGTATATACATGCACTCGTCAAAAGAACGAGGACTATCTACAGGTATGTAGCTACAATTATAACCACCTACATGACATCTATCTAAAGCAGGTCCTGCTGTCATTAAGGCTCTCATGCTAGGCATCACACCTAAATTAAGTATCTGTGTAGACATCTTTTCCTTCAGTGCTTTAGTTAGGCTGTACCCATGATTATTTTTTAGATGACCTTCCATATAACTAAAGTATCTATCTATAGTCTCTCCCCAATTCTCTCTACGTTGTTCATCTTCTTTCCATCTTGCATAGCGAGAAAGTGCTATGAAGTTTTGATAGTCCGTTGGTAGGTAGTTGTTAAACATAATTTATATCCTCGCTAATTAATTTCATACTTGTTATTTTTAGACCGTCTACCTCATGTATTAGGTCTTTTATATAGTCCTCTATTTCTTCTCCTAGTCTTCCATCAGAAGGTATGTGGTACTCTTCTTCATCTACAGATAATACCATTATCATTTTAACTTTTATCATCGTAGACCTCAATGAGTTTATTTAAATACCACTTAGCCTTACTTAAATCTTCTACACCATTCTTGTATTTATATCGCCATAGATATTTTAATATGTTGCCCTGTAGATAACACTCAAAGCCTTCACCACACATTGCTCCTATAGCATCTATTGTTTCTATACCTGCTTTGTTATAGTGGGCAGGGTGATTTACCATATCATCATCATCATTCATTTCGTTCTCCTTTTTTTGCATCATTTTCATATATTCTATATGTCTCATATCTTTCTCTCTCTCCATTGTAATCATACTGTTATGAATTTCCTTTGACTTTGGAACTAAAGGAAAGATGTACTATATTATCTTTTCCATGAGTAATGTCAACCATTTTTTTATTAGTATTTACTGTATTAGCTTCTTCTTTTTCTGCCATAAACTCTTCTAGTCTATCAGCTAAATCATAATCTACTTCCATTAGAGCTACGGTACTAGCTACTAACTGACACAGATGTATTAAGTCTAGCCTTGATTCGGCTTGCATAGGATTAGCCTTAGCTGTTAGTATATTAATCTCTAATTCGCCTGTCCATTTTTTATCCTTAGTTAGTTTAGGTTCTAATTCTATATAACAACACTCAGGTCTTCTTTCAAACATGTTTTTCATTTCGTTCTCCTTATTTTTGTACCCTTGAATTTAATGAACTCAGGGTGTTTGTTACTTCCTTTTTCTTTAAGCCAATCTTCAGGAATGATCCTGTCGTAGTATCTAAAGCCATGTTTTATGCACCATTGTCCATATGTAGATTTAGCACCCTTACTTAATTTGTTTCTACTATTAGTGAAAACAAATCTAATGTCAAGACTAGGGTGTTGCTTTTGAATACAGAGATGTTTCTTTCTATCTGCTGTTACAAATCTTCCCTTAGTCTCAACAATTATACCATTGCTTAATATAAAGTCAGGGGTATAGGTGCGATAAGTTAAGTCTTCCCATTCTATCTTGATGCTTTCATAATTATATTCATGTTTAAGCGAGTCAAGATATTCAGATAACTTATGCTCTAAGCCACTCCTATACCCATACTTTATAGCTTCTCTTCTTACTTTATGTGGTGGCATTTAGGCATACTCTTCTGTTAGTTCTGTATAGTATACTGTTGGTGGTATCTTAGCTTTTGACATCACAGAGGGTAGTTCCTTTAGATTTTCCCAACATGCATGTTTGTAGTCACAGAAGCCACAAGTAATTCCTAATCTTCTATTTCCTGTAGGTTTGCTTCTCCATGTTTCTGCTGAGTCCTCATAGCACCTTTCAAACTTATTTGTCTTTACCTTATTAATAGTTTTTTGAATTGTTATCATAGTATCTTCTACACGAGCTTCACTAGCAGATACATACTTAAACTTACCATTAGCTTTATTAATTACCCACCAACCACCTACTTTCTTTTTAGCAGCTTTTGCGTAACCTATTAGTTGAGCTACGTATCCAAAGGGGTCACTATTTTGTAGTGTCTCAAAGTTAATAAACTTATTATCATATGACCAACCTGAAGCTGACTTCACATCATCAACAGCACCATCTATAACTAAGTCATAAGTTCCTGCTATTTTTGTATCACCAACTTCTAGTGTTACATGCTCAGGCTCTTCATACTTAACTCCTGCACCTCTTAGTAAACCTTTAAATACAGCTTCTACAATGTCTCCTAGCATCATATTCATCATAAAGTTATTAGGCTTTGAAGAAGCTAGTTCAGGCTTGTTCTTCTCAAACCACAGTTGGCAGGTGGGTCTGCCCAAGTTGGACATACGTAGTCTAAATGCACCACGTTTGACTCCCCCACCAAACTGCTTTCTAAGTGCTTCCATTACATCGTTGCCTACCTGTCCGATAACTTCCTCGGACATAGTAGACTTACCATTAACAGCATCAGACATATACTGATGCACTAGCAGTTCAGCAGGGTGATTCATTATACTACTCCCTGATCTAATTCAACATCTATAAATTGCTCAACAGTTTCAATCTCGTCATCAGACGATACCTTTTGATTGGCATATGCCTTCTCATCAAACTGCTTATAAATGTAGTCATTAAAGTTCTTAACCCAATCCATGAAGTCAGAGAACAAGGTTTGCTCTTCAGCACCTATGTCAAAGGCTTTAGTCATATCCACAGGTACAGATACAGGTGTATAGAAGAAACTACCATTAGGTAAAGGATTCTCTTTGCTTTGAGTAAACTTAATCTTATGTTGTAGTGGTAGTCGTTCCTTCTTAGAGAATACTGAAAATTGCTCACCAACTATTTTATAGGCATCCTTATTATCAATCTCCCATATGAAAGGCACTTCTTTTATCTTAGTATCATTACCATTAGCATCCACAGGATCAATCATCTCAACTACACCAAATACTACTCTGACTCGTTTGATCTGCCTAATTAAATCCTGCATTTCAGGTGGTAATGCCTTAAAGTCTTGTATGTAACCTGCTGGTTTACCACAGTTAAATTTACCTGTGTCATCCTTCAAGTCTATGTTAAGACTATCTGCCATAATAGTCCTATGGTATTCACCCTTCTTTTCGTTTGGCTTTGGGTTCATATTAGCAAGATACCTTCTATACATAAATCTCTGCATGTAAGGTCGTATTACTATTTCTTTTGAGTAGTAAAAAGTTGAGTCACCCTCACCAACTACTTCAAGTCGATAAGCTCCCCCATCTACTACTTCTACATTCTTCATCTTGCCATTGATTTCTTCCTGACCCATTATAGCTGAGTGCCATATGCGTAACCTATTAAGATTATTACTCTTTTTAGATTTGCTACCACCCTCTCCTGCAATACCCATTGCTTTAGCCATACTTGCGTAGTTATCCGTATTTAGTGTTACTATATCTGTCATTTAACTTCCTTTCTATTTAATTAAGTTCTGTAGTTATATCATGCCACATCTTTAGTGTCAAGCCAATTATCCCCTATTTTTGCTTCTAATAATAAAGGAACATTAAAGTCTATCTTAAATTGATTCTCAATAATCTTTCGTAAGTCTGTATTAAGTTGTTTGATGACGTACAACACTTGCTGTACCTCTTCAGGGTGTATGTCAATCACCACAGAGTCATGAACTGAATTAACAATACAAGACTTCTGTGCAGATAACATGTTGTCCATATGTATTAGTACAAGTGGAACGATGTCAGCAGTAGCGAAACTTTGTACAGGATAATTCTTTATCTGTGTAAAGTGACTCACTGATCCATTTCTTCTTCTCTCTACATCAGGAAAGGCAAACTGTCTACCTGATGGTGTAGTTATCATACGTTTCTCTAAAGCTTCTTTAGCCAATCTGGAGTGCCAAGATTTGATTCCTTGATACTTTTCTGTGAAGTGTTCATAGTATTCTGCTTCTGCCTTGCTTCTTCCATACCCTGTTGCACCATACAACGGTGCAAACGTATGTGCTTTAGCTTCTTGTCTAGTCGTAGGCTGACCAGCATCACTAATAACCTTAGACGTATAAGCATGTACGTCAAACCCTGTAGCAACTTCATTGATAGCAACCTCATCCTGTGATAAATATGCAGCAGCTCGGAACTCTAACTGAGCAAAGTCAGCTTCAAGTATCTTGCCACCCTTCCAACGTGAAACAAACACTTTCTTTACAGGAAATGTACCACCTCTAGGCATGTTCTGCATGTTAGGTTCTGCTCCACTAAATCTTCCTGTTGAAGTTCTGTGTTGTAGTAATCTTACGTGTAACTTATTGTCAGGCTTTACATAGGTACTAATCCCTTCAACAAAAGAAGATAAGTATGTATCCAATGCTGACACCCTCTGTAAGTCAGATAAAAACTGTACTGCTTGCATCTGATTACTTCTTCTAGCAGAACTTTGTAGTAAAGACAACATGTTTTTATTAACACTAAAGCCATTAGCTGTAACCCATTTGGCAGTAGGTGGATTGAATTTAAATCCTGCTATCTTATTAGTAGGCTTGAAGTAGTAACCCCCACCACTACAGGTAGAACACTTAGGCTGATTAATGTAAGGAGTGCCATCTTTCTTTACCTTCTTTATATGACCTGTACCATAACAATCAGAGCATGTCTCGGCTGTAGTTTTGTACACTATATCTGAGTAACTGTTTAAGCTATGCTTAAAGTCAGGCTTACTCATATAGGGAGTGAAGTTATTTAACCATGTAGACTTATCTCTTGGCTTACGACTATATATAACCCAAGACATCTGCTCAGGGCTATTTAAGTTTACAGTTGTATCCCCCATAAGCTCTACTAGTTGTGACTGTAATCGTTTCTCTGTCTCTTGTTTCTCCTTCTCAAACTCAACTCTAACCTCATCTAACTTAGATACGTCTACAGAAAAACCTCTCTGATATATCTTGGCAAGTATAGTAGAGACTTTATTAGTAAGTAGTACAGATTCCATAAGTCCACTATACTCTTTCGTAAGTAACTTCTTATATAAAGTGTCAGACAACTGCTGTGTTGCATGTAGGTCAGCAGACAAGTACTCAGACAATTCTTCAGGTGGTATCTCATCTACACCCATGTCCTTTTTAAAGTACTCTTTAAGAGTGTCTTGTTTCTTTGTATCTAAGTCATATCTCATAGCACATGCTTCAAGAGATAGTGGTTGCTTTATACCTCTCTGTGTAATGTACTCTGCCAACATAGTATCAAATACAGGACCATCATACTTAAACCCACATTCCCACAACCACATCAAGTCATAGGATATGTTGTGTCCTATTAGTATAGTAGCTTCGTCTAGTAGTTCTTGTACCCCATCAAACTTGTCTCTGTACAAGTACTCCTTGCCTGAGTCTGTTAAACAACCTACCATAACAAGCCTATTGGTAGGCTCAAATGGATCAAGGTGCATCTTGCCACCCCTCTTGGTGACTGTATTTTCTACATCAAGTGTTAGTTTCATTGTAACTCCTTTATTATATGTTTTACTTCTTCTATAGGC